TGGAATTACATTTACGGCTCGCATGCCGCGCATGGCCGCGTCTGGCCCACTCAAGGAGCGCATCGACACAGCATGGGAGGAAGTGAAGTTAGGTTTAGTGCGTGGTGTTTCAATCGGTTTTAGACCGATCGAAATGTCTATGCTAGACGATGGTGGGGTTCGCTTTATCAAAAGTGAAGTCCTTGAATTGTCGTTGGTGACTATCCCAGCGAACATGGATGCCAGCATTCATTCTATCAAGTCAATTGACACTGAAGCTATAGAGGCCGCGTCTGGTCCCGATGGGTCAAGTCCTCCCGGCGTCACGGGAAAAATAATTGTTGTTCCTGTGATCAAAGCCCGTAAGGAGGGCAAGATGAAAACCTACGAAGAGCAGATCAAGGCCTACGAAGCTACGCGAGCGGCGAAAGCTGCACGCATGGCGGAGCTGATGAATGCGTCTAGCGAAGAAGGCGAGACGCTGGGCGAGGCCGAGCAGACGGAATACGATACGGCTCGCGATGAAGTCAAGGCAATCGATAGCCATCTGGTTCGGCTGAACGAGATGAAGGCTATGAACGTGACGCAGGCAGTGCCGGTCGTTGGCACTACTCCTGAAACGGCAACCAAGGCGCGCGCCGGCGTTCGTGTCGAGGTGATCGGTCCCGTGATCCCGAAGGGCATCGGCTTTGCTCGTCTGGCGATCGCGAAGATGATTGCTTCTCGCGAAATGTGCCCACCGCATGAGATTGCGAAAATGCGTTGGCCGGATATGCCGGAGCTGCAGACGATCCTGAAAGCTGCAGTGACTGCAGGATCTTCGACGACTATGTCGGCTTTGGTCGAGCCGCAGATGTACACTCAGGAATTCATTGAGTATCTGTGGCCGAAGACGATCATTGGCCGCATTCCTGGTTTGACGCGCGTGCCGTTCAACATCAAGGTTCAGCGTCAGATCACTGTCTCGAGTGTCAACTGGGTTGGAGAAGGCAAGCCCAAGCCAGTCAGCAAAGGCAGCTTCGACACAGTCACGCTTGGTTACTTCAAGATTGCCGGCATCGTTGGTCTGACCGACGAAATTGTCAGGTTCTCTTCACCGGCAGCGGAAGCTCTGGTGCGCGACGAACTGGCGAAGGCGATCATCAAGCTGATGGACAAGGACTTCCTTGATCCTGAGAAGGCAGCAGTCGCCAACACGTCTCCGGCGTCTGTTACCAACGGCGTCACTCCGATCAGCGCATCGGGTACTGCCTATTCTAACTTCGTCACGGACTTTGGTCTTGTGATGGCAAACTTTGACGCGGCTGAAATCGACACGAGCAGTCTCGTCATGATCACTCGTGCTCGTCAGGCTCGTACGCTTGGGCTGATGTTGAATGCACTTGGTCAGCCGTTGTTCCCGAATGTGGGAGCGACCGGCGGCAATATCATGGGCTTCACTGTCATCACGAGCACGAACGTCGACTACACTGAAGATTCTCCGGCGGAAGGTGACAACATCATCTTCTTGAATGCGCCGGATATCTTCCTTGCGGATGACGGCTCGGCACAGATCGACGTCTCTCGCGAAGCGTCGGTTCAGATGAACGATGCGCCGGATGATCCTGCGTCTGCTTCGACTGTCATGGTTTCGGCATTCCAGCAGAACTTGGTGTTCGTACGCGCTGAACGCTACATCAACTGGCTGAAGCGTCGCGCTGAAGCAGTCCAGTATATCAAGGCGGCAAAATACGCTTAACAGTGGTGATAGGCGTCTAAGTCGCTATGATGAGGAGACTGGGGCTTTGCAGTCCCCAAGATGGCCGCTCCAGTCTCTTTCATCTTTTGAAGAGGAGTAAGTCTTATGAAAGTCAAGCTGATCGCGAAAGAACGTTTCTTTTATGGCGGCAAGAATGTTGAAAAGGGTGAGGAGTTCGAAGCTGGTGCGGAGGAGGTTGGGCTGTTGACAGCGGCATTCCGTCCGATGGCTTCGAAGAAAGGCAACGACGTCAGTCCGTTGTCGACGAAGGATATGGAAGTGCCAGTCAGGACAGTCAAAGGCACTGGTCAAGCTATAGCCAACAAAACTGCTAAAGGTGTAGGCGTTGGTCGGTATGATCGCCGCGATATGTCGGCAAAAGACTGATGCGCTTTCTTGGGTTTGAGATAACCAGGAAGGCTGCGCCTCCGGGATCGTCTATGATCAGCGATCGCAGTGGCTGGTCGTCGTGGCCGATCATACGCGAACCGTTTACAGGTGCGTGGCAGCGCAACCTGGAGATTCGCAATGAGACGGTCCTGACTTATCATGCAGTCTATTCCTGTGTGTCGCTGATTGCTACCGACGTTTCGAAGTGTCGTCTTAAATTTGTCGAGCAGGTAAAAACAGGAATCTGGAACGAGATTCATTCATCTGCATTTTCTCCAGTAATGCGAAAACCAAATCGCTATCAGAACCGGATTCAATTCTACGAGCAGTGGACTGTTTCAAAATTGCTTCATGGCAATACGTATGTCTTGAAAGAACGAGACGAGCGTAAAGTTGTTGTAGCTATGTATATTCTTGATCCGACCAGGGTCAAGCCATTGGTAGCTCCTGATGGTTCGATCTGGTATCAGCTGCATCGCGATAATCTTTCAGGATTGGAAGCAGACGTTGCAGTTCCTGCCAGTGAAGTCATTCATGACGTGATGACGCCGCTCTATCATCCGTTGTGTGGCATATCGCCGTTGAGTGCTTGTGCGATCCCGGCTGCGCAAGGTCTGGCGATTCAAGCTAATTCAGGAAGCTTCTTTTCCAATGGGTCGATGCCCGGTGGCATCTTGACAGCGCCAGGTCATATCGATGACGAGACAGCTGCAAGGCTCAAGACGCATTGGGAAAACAAGTTTGCAGGAAACAACGTCGGCAAGATCGCAGTCCTTGGAGATGGGTTGGCATTCAATCAGCTTGCGATCCCTGCAGTCGACGCGCAATTGATCGAGCAGTTGAAGTGGACGGCAGAAACAGTTTGCTCTGCATTCCATGTTCCTTCTTACATGATCAGCGTCGGACCTGCTCCTTCTTATAATAACGTTGAAGCGCTTAATCAGCAATACTATTCCCAGTGTCTGCAGAAACTGTTTGAGTGCATCGAGTTGTGTCTTGATGAAGGTCTTGGACTTGTTGACGTTGAAGGCAAATCCTATGGTGCAGAGTTCGACCTCGATGGCTTGCTGCGAATGGACACTCGTACGCTGGTCGAGGCAGAAGCTCGCGCCGTCGGTGCAGGGATCAAATCACCAGACGAATCTCGTCTTCGTCTGAACCTTGCTCCGACCAAAGGTGGTCAGACACCTTATCTGCAACAACAGAATTATTCTCTTGCAGCACTTGATGAACGTGATCGCGGTGAAAATCCATTCAACAAGCCACCTGCGCCTACAGCTACTCCGCCTGCTGAGCCCCCTCCGGAGGAACCGGAAGCAGAAAAAGATGACGTAGCGAAGCGTTTGGTTCTGGCTTTACAGGCGAAGATGATCCAACATGCAGCGCACATCTCAGCTTGAAATAGACTACACTGCAAATGTTCTCTGGGATTTACTGAAGAACTATGTCGACAGTTCTAAAACTCCCCAGAATCTTCAGATCAAAGAACTGGAAAGCAGACTTGAGATTCAGAACCAGCAGATCATAGAATTGAAAAGCCTGGTTCTTGAATTGAAAGACAGACCGTTAGCTAAAGATGGCGCGGACGGACTGAATGGAAAAGACGGCGCCGACGGACTGAATGGAAAAGACGGTGCCGACGGATTGAATGGAAAAGATGGCGCTGATGGATTGCCAGGCAAGGACGGCATCGATGGGAAAGATGGCGCGGACGGAGCACAGGGCGAACCTGGTTCGTCTGGTCGCGATGGGATCGATGGGATGCATGGCAAGGATGCCGACCCCATCGACACAGATTTTGTGCTAGCTTCAGTCATGGACGAGGTTTCGACTTGGCTGGAAGCCCATAAACCAGAAAATGGCAAGGATGGAGCGCCTGGCAAGGATGGAGAACGCGGAATGACTGGGCCTGAGGGGCTGCCAGGACGCGATGGACGCGATGGAGGACCAGGCCGGGATGGTAAGGATGGGTCGCCTGGTTCTAATGGCCTGGACGGGGCTCCAGGCAAAGACGGGATCAGTTTGAAGCACGTTGTTTCCTATGAAGACGACCGGATCTTTGGGTTAGATCTAGTGGGAGAAGATGGGTCGATTGTCGAGAACAGGTGGTCGAAGGGTACTATGGCTGGTGCCTGGCAAGGGATCTGGAAAGAAGGCCCGTTCCTGAAGGGAGATTCAGTCACTTATGCCGGTTCTCTTTTCCTGGCTTTGAAAGATACCGATGGCAAGCCGGAGATATCGCCCGACTGGAAGATGTTTGTGAAACGCGGTCGTGATGGCAAGGATGGTAAACCAGGAACGCCTGGCGTTCGCGGCGAGACAGGCTTGCGAGGTGAAAAAGGCGAACGCGGATTCAACGGGTTATAGAAAATGGGAACACGTATCATAGTTCCACCAGCGACCTATCCGGTTTCGCTTTACGAAGTCAAGAAGCACGTCAATGCGTATGACTTCGATGACGACGATGAGCTGCTCAATCTGTATCTCAAGGCAGCTACGCTCAGTGCCGAGAATTTTACAGGTCGAGCTTTCATCGAGCAGACGATTGATTTCTATGCTGATGGTTTTCCGGCTGGTTATAACTACATCGAGATCCCAAAGCCTCCGTTGATCGAGTTTGGTGGAGTGTTTTACAGCGAAAGTGCAGATGCGGAAACTGAGTTCGACGTAGCTTCTTATACAGTCGACTATGCCAGTCAGAAGGCGCGAGTGATCTGTTCCTCCTGGCCGATGACGACGACAGTTCCTAATTC